TCAGCACCTTAGTCTCTGGAAGCCAATCACTATCTTGCGTATCTGAACTATTTACCGTTCCGCTTGATTGGGCTGTTGCTGTTACGGAGAAGTAGTTGGTAATGTTGTCTTGATATGGGTTTGGTGCAGAGTCGTCTGTTACAACTAGGTAATCACCAACTTGCGCCTTTGTAGTCATTGAGAGTGGAGCCGTCCCTCCTGCTGTTGAATAGTTAAGCTCTTTTAATATCTCAGTTCCTCCGGCATTATAAAGTCTAAGAGTTGTGAATTTTGCCGAGCTTCCGTTTACCGCAACCGTAGCCACAAAGTCAGCCTCTTTTTCAAAAACGTATCTAGTATGGTCTACGTTCTCTATTCTAAATAATCCTGTATCGTCGTTAGCTAGTTCGTTTCTATATTGAAGTTGGTTTGAACCGTTTATCCCAATGAATCCAGAATATGTTCCCACTTGACTAACCGTAAAAGGAACAACTTGCTTGTCATCATCAGTATATCTAAGATTAGCAAAAACTAAATCAGCACAACCAGCTCCGTTTACGCACTGAAACCCTACTTCACAAGAAGCTTCTGATTTATCAACGCCGTAATCAATGTGAAGTTTACCTTCGGATGCAACTAGGCCAGTCGCATTATTAGAATCAATTTTGTGAGTAGAATCACACTTAACACGCTCTTCCCAATCACCATCTACAGATGTTAAATATCTAACAGTGGCGGCGTGTCTTGCTCCAAGGTTTTGAATGTAGTCTGGAGTAGTGTAAGAGATAGATACCCAGTCATTCTGAGTAGCTCCAGTTAGCTTCCAAGAAGAACTACCCTCTAAAAGTTCGAGAGCAGCAGTTGTTTTAGTTACCGCAGTTCCACCAGCTCCTGTTCCAAATTCAGCAGCATTACCAATTGACCATACAGCTACATCATTAAATTCCGAGTAACCCTTGTAGTTAAAAGATTTTTCTTGAAATTTATATCCGGCCTCTCTAAGAGTTCCGTCTAGGTTGTCATAAAATTGGTCAGAAAGCTCTGTCCAGTTAGAAGGGTTGAATGATCCACCTGATGTAAAATCAGATAATGCTCTGTAGATTTTGTTATCATCAGCAAGCCAGATTACATCATCAGTTTTATAGTCTTCTGTAGCGGCCCATCTATCGAGTCCTCCACCGCCTACTAGAGTCCATGCAGAACCATCATAGAAATTGATTTGATTAGCAGTAGTGTTGTAAATAATCTCACCAGCTGCTGGAGTTAATGCATCTCTTTGTGTTTCAGTCATAGCTGGATAAGGTCTTGATGCTTCAAGAACTGTATCTACAAATAGCTTATCAAGAATGTTTACTTGATTGTTAAAGCTGAATTGCTCATTTGCTGGATCAACTGTGATCTTGGCAGTATTACCATCTTCTTTTTCATCAAAGCTTAGTGTTCTTAGTCCTGCTGGAGAACCACCAAACCTCATAGTGTCTACCGAAAAGTTTTTAAATCCACCTACTGCAAAAACAGATAAGCTAATTGCAAAAACTAATGAGAGAACCCCAAAAATCTTCTTCATTCTACACCTCGTGTCTTGTTATTTTTAAATAAATTGTACCGCTAGAAAAGTTTCCTTGGTCCAAAAGGTTGTCATACTGACAGTTAAATATTGCTGCATTAGTAATAACTAAGTCAACAATACTATCGTTACCTTTTAGTCCAGTTTCTTCTTTTTCGTAATCCCATTCAGTACCATTCCATACTGCATCAATCTTAAACTTTCCACTTCTGGTATCTGTTGAAATACCTGTAGCTAAAAATTCTGCTGTAAATGCTCCGTACTTAGCTGAATCAATCGTGAAAATATCTTGAGTGATTCCAGCATGAAGCATTGCAATTTTTTGTTTAAGATCTGTCTGAGATACACCATCAATAGAAACACCGTTTGAATCTATTTTTATCTTTTCAGTATATGTATTTGAACCATCATCTTTTGTGCTAATAGTTAAGCTAGATCCATGATCAGCTGCACCAGTAGATTCTGTAGTTTTCGCTTCGATTTTTACAAGATCAGCTTCAGTACCATCTGACTCTTCACCTGTGAAAATAATCTGACCAAGCGAATCTCCAGATACAGTTTGTCCACTTCCAGATATTCTTGCTTTTTTAATATTTAAAACAGCACTATCCGCATCATCAGTTTCTCTTTCTATCTTGTGAGTTATTGATGCTTGCTTCTTTGCGTGAATGAAAGTCTCTGGAGCTGTAATACCAAGACCAAATTTACCTTGATTATCGATTCTCATTCTTTCAACTAAAGCAGCAGTTCCTGTCTGAGTTGTAGAGAAAGACATTTCAGAACCTTGAGCAGAAGAAGTAACATCTTCTGTTGAAATAGATCTAATTCTTGAAACAATATAATCGACAACTGAATCATCAACTGACTTGAAGTTAAGATTACCAATTACATCATTGGCCTGAGTCTTTGCAGCACCAGTCTTTCTTCTTTTGATAAGTTCTAAGTCAGCTCCAAAGGCATCATCAGTACTCTTTAGAATACTAAGTATTCCTTCTACTGAACCAAATGTAACTGCTCCACTTGCTTTGTTAACTCTTAGGACTTCAATATCCTGAGCACCATCATAAAGCATGAATTTTAAGATATCGTCAGATACTTCTAATGAGTCATCTACCCAAGTACCACCGGCCAACAGGTTTGGATCTCTCACTGTTCCTTTTGTTTTTGAGGCGTAGGCCTCAAAGAAACTATTGAGGATAACGGATAAATCTGTTCCTGATGTTGTGTTTGGGTTAATCGGTGAAGGGATTGAACCACTCATGGATTCTCCTGTGTTATATATTTGTATGTTTTGTTATTAACAATATCTGCTATTGAACTTTTGCTTATGTTAAATTTTACACCTATTTTTCTTTGTGACCAGTGATTTTTTGCTAATCGCCTTACCTCTCGAACTTCTTCATCCGTTAGCAATGCGTTATGAGTGTGTTCACCCCTGAAGCCTTCTCTATTTTTTTCAAAGTGAGGCATTTTAATCTTTTCACTGATACCTGTTATTGAAGAATGCTTTCTTCCTAGTGCTATCCCTCTAATATAGTGAGGCTTTACATCGTAATAATTTGCTATCTCTTTAGTCGTGAACCCATCACTAATTCCCTCTACGACTTCCTCAACTTCAAAGCTTTTTAAAATATTTCTTTTAATCAAATCATTTCTAACTGCATGAATTACATTTTCTCTAGTTGTTACCCATTCAAGATTCTCTACTGAATTGTTTGTTTTGTTACCATCTATATGATTAACAACGTCCTTTCCTTCTTTTTTAACGAGGTAGTTCTCAGCTATAACCCTGTGAAGTAGGAGATGCTTTGCTTTATTATCTTCATTATAAAGAACAACTCTTATATACCCATGCTTATCTATATAAGGCCTTAAGGTAACACCTTTTTGAAATCTTTTTGATCCTAACTTTCCGGCAACATATCGATCCAGTGACCTTACTGTGCCACTTCTATTTATCTGGTATTTTCCCTCATGCCTTAATATGTCTTTCCAAGCTTCCATCGTGTTAAAATCTCTCTAAATTGTTGCGATTGTCTTTTCTCCATAACCTAGTGCGGCATAGTCGAATTGACGTTGAACGCTAGTATCACCTGAGTCAAAAAATTCTATATCGAAACCAGTTACATCAACATTTGTTAACTGGAAATAATCTCCACTTTGAGCAGCGTCCTGAGTTATTTGAACATTTGGCTTTGCAGGGCCCTTGAACTCTGGATCAAAATTTACTCTTACACCATTTACTGGACAATTTATATTTTCATCCCTTGTTGTTCTATCTGGCATATCGGCTATAACCTTTGCTAAAAAGATTTGTGGTGAAATCGTAGGATTATAAGATCTAAGTCTAATTCTAAACTGAAAGATCCTACCAGTGAAGTCACCAGAAGTTACTCTTCTCCAAGGTGTCCAGTCTCCTGTCTCACCTCCGGCCATATCAACAACATCTGCTAAACTATTCCATTCTGCTATTACATTAAAAGAGTCCCTTGCTCTGTATTCAAGATCAACTTGGTAATCAGCACCAGTTCCACTTGCAAGTTGAGTTATGTCTGCTAGTGTCGCCCAGTTAACCATTAAGTCAGACTTATTAAAAGATCCTGCTACAAGCTCGGCCTGAAGTCTTACAGTGTAAACTTCTCCAAGGTCTAAGAATTTAGAGAAATAGTAAAAACCTTCCTCCTCGTATTCACTTGGTATAACAGCAACTTTATCTTTAAGGATTATTGAATCACCAAAGAGTTCACAATTGTTAAATGTTCCATCGAATGGATCATCTTCAATAATGTCAATTGCATTAAGGTTAAAAAGATTTGGTATTGAAGTAAAGGCAAGTGCTGCATCAGCAGATTCTACGCCACGCCAGTCTCTTGCTTTAATTAAATATGTACCAGTTCTTGCTTGAGCAAAAGTAAATGATGTTTCTGGTCCAACAGTCTCAAGAGGAGATGATTTGTCCCAAGCTGCTTCTTCTAATGGTAGAGGTGTGTATCTGATTAAGTAATCTTGAATATCACAATCTTCTAAAAGATCCCAGTTAACCTGAATTGTTTCAGTAGTAACATTTAGATAAAGATCAGAAACATTACTTGGAAGAGCAGTCTTTCCTACTGGAACAGTAGAAACTATATCAGCTTCTGCTAATGGTTTCTTTGCTCCACTTGAGGCCACGGCTAAAACTTTAAAAGAATGGTCAAGGTTAAGATTTGATTCAGCAACAAGGACTCTTTGAGAATAGTCTTTTGTCACTGTATAGAGATCATAAGTATTGCCATCAATTGATTGATAGACTTCAAAAACTTCATAAACATCATTAGGTGCTACCCAAGATAAATCTATAAAATAAACATAACTTGATCCTGCACAATCCCAGTCTGTATTAACAATAGTTAAGTCAGTAACAAGATCAGGAGCTCCTACTTCAGAATCAATATTTCCTGAAAGATTTGGATCATAGTCAGCAATAAATTCATCACTTTCAGATGTGTATATTGCAGGATTATATTCAACTAAATTAATGTTTGCAGAAAGATCTTCGTTAGGAGAGATACTTCTGATAATCCACTCTGTAGTTATCTTATCTATTTCACCCCAGACTAAAAGATCTCCAGCTTCTGGAATCTCACCATCTACATCGGCCTGAGTTGAATTAACTAGTGTTAAAGTGTCAGTGTGAATATCACCATCAGCTCCTCTATATGTATAACCAAGAGGATTTCCTGTGTTAACAAAAGTATCATTAATGGTAATTCTGTTTCCATCTACAGCTTTAATTCTTACAGGTTGACCACCCATTTTCATTACATCTTGTTGGAATAAAATTAAGTCACCTCTATTTGCAATAAGATGTTCAAAGTCCATTAAGATAGTTACTGTTTCTTGTCTAAGTCTTCCTTGAGCTTGAAGGTATCTACCAAACCTAAAGGCCTGTTCAACATTTGTTACTCCAAACGTATCAAATTCTTCAAACTTCGTAGCAGTCTCAAATGTCTGACCATCTTTATAAACTCTTACTGTGTTCACTTGCCAATCATTAACAGGGTCAACGTACTTTATAATTAGAGCATCAGACTCTTCAGCAAAAGTTTTTACTGATCTGAAACTTCTTGAGTTTCTTGTCGTTATTAGCTGCGCAGGAATTGTCTTTTCCTTATCCATTAATACGCCGTACTTTCCATTATATAAATTAATAGAAGCATTAGAGGCACCACAGATCTGATTAAGTAAATCTCTTACAGTGATGGAGTAATCAACAACTAAGTTTGTTTCAAAACGAGGAAAAGCGTAAGGCTTTTCTATATCGTAAGAAGTAGGAACTTCATCACAATGAAGGGCCCATTCCTGAATCGACTCAAGGTCAAGAGTGTCTTTTGAAAGAGCTCTCTTATTTAGCTGACCCGTTAGTATGTCAACAAATACCCACGCTGGATTAGAGGTAGCTTGCTTAACCCATTCAGTACCATTATAAACATCAAGTACAGATGAAGCATTAGCAGAAAGATTTTGAATCGTACCATTTAACTGCTCCGATGCTTTTATTTTTATTTCTAAAAAAGTGTGCCTGTTTTTAGTTTTAATTGGTTCTGTATCTAGTCTTGTTTGAAGAGATGACCAAGTTATATTATCGAATGTTGAAAACGATGATGCTCCATAAGTTCTTACTCTGTATATTCTAATGTCTTGAGGTTTTTTAGAGATAGGTTTAATAACTACTTGTCCATAATAAGGACTAGCTTGATTGGCGGCCATTCTAAATAACTCTGTACCACTTCTACCACCTGTTATGTATCCATTGTTTCCGTTCGTCCTAACGTCTAAAAACTCTTCGTAATAATACTCTTGTTCAAGAGGGAACTTGTCACCTTCATTTTCATAAAACTCACCACCGATATCCATAATAGTAAATGACTCACCGGAGTTATCTAGCCTGTATGCATAAGGATAAGGAGACCCAACCGGAAGGAGATGAGACTGGTCCTGATCTATCTTTCCAAGATACGTTGAACCTTTATAAAACTCTGTTCCAATATTAAGTGGAGTTTTTGAACTAAACACTTTTGTAGCAGGGTATATGTAAAATTCTCTAAGCTTACCAATCAATGGGGCCTTACTGTTTGCGAATGCTTTTAAACCACTGTTCCCCTCGTAGGCAGAGTAAGGAATATCCTTTGCACTACTATAGATCATTCCAGAGAGTTCTACATTTAAGTAAACATCTCCAATTTGAGAAACATCTATTCCACCATATACCGCTGAAGGATCTGAATAAGCTTTCCAGTTACCAGTCCCTTCATCTGCTATTTCGATTCTAAACTCAACAGTTCTGGTAGAAGAACCACCAGCTGTATCGTATCCAATTAGACCTTGAGGAGCTACAAAGAAGAGCTCTATCTGTTGTTCATATTCATTTGGATTAAGGGAACTTGTTGCGATAGCTTCTGACCCATCTGTATTAAGGCCAAATGCTAATTGCTCAATATTAACATCGCCTTTATAAAGATTAAAAGTATCGATATGAAGGTTATCCCAATCTCCTTCAGAGACTGCTGGTTTATTAATGTCTACAAGATTGTATTGAACATTTTCATAGTTATCTAAAAGAGTGTCACCGATTTTTATCTCAGTTAAATTAAGTGGTCCATAACCAAAGTCATAGATTGCATAAAAGTATTGCTCCTGCTTTCCAGCTGAATTTATTTCAATATTGATATAAGGATTGGCCGCAACTGTAGGAAATATTCTATGTGTACCATAGACTCTTGGAACCACTCCGTACTTACTAACCGAGTTTGACTGAGAAGTTACTGAGTAGGCTTGAGACTCTGGCTGTCCAGACATACCTACTGGACCTGACATAGAAGGGTTTGGTGGTGGGATAAGTGCATTCATAATAAGAGTTGCACCAAGGGCAGCTGCTGTATTAATTGCCACAGCACCAAAAGCAGATATTGTTCCTGCTGATGCCATACCACCAGTTATATAAGTCGCTGCTGCTATCACAGCAATAATTGCAACTTGCTTAAAGACCTGACCAAAGCTTCCACCTTTTGGATCTACAGTAACAACTACTACTGTATCTTCTTTAGGTCTAACGTAATCATAGAAATCTTTATCTAACTTTTCTCCATTTACATGAACAGAGAACAGATCTTCCTCAACGTCTTCAGGTATTTTCAACTCAGTAGAAATTCTTTCTACAAGTTCTGATATTTTTTCACCCTCAATATAAGGAATGTCTTTTAATTTATTATCTAGCGGATTAAGTTTTAGTTTTATCATATCTATAATAACCTAGAAATCTGTTTTCCCAGTTGGAAAATCTTTCCATACATGCATCAGTTCTTTTTTGTGTATGAAGAAAGTGTGAACTATTAATATATATTCCCACATGCGCAGGGATTCCCCAAGACTTAAATAATAAAATATCTCCATACTGCGGAGCGTCCACTCTCTGAAAGTTACTCTTTTGCTCTTCTGCAAACTTAGCAAATTTTTCTTTATTTGATAAGGCCTCATCTAGAAGCATGAACTTTGAACTTAAGTACTCTTCGCTCTCTATGACAATATTTAATTCTCTTGCATAGAAAAACTTAACAAGTTCAAAGCAGTCGTAATCCTGATAAGGTAGACCGATATATTTTTTAAAAGATTCCAGAGTATGTCTGCGGCTCATATTTCTCACTCGGTATTGCTGAGTTTAAAATATCATCGAAAAACAATGAGGCCTCAACAGTTTGATCATTATAAGTAATATTTCCCAGCTTAAGCTGGTCATAAGATATTTCAACAGTATCTGGAGAGCTTGCAAGAACTGCTTCAATCTCAACTGTTAATGGTGCTGTAATAGATCTTAATTCATCTATTAACTCTAGCGATACATTATCAAAAGTTATTTTTATAATTGGCGTAGTATCACCATCTTCTACTGGAAGAACTACCTTTAATGGGAAAGCAATATATTCAACACTTCTACTTGTGATAGGTTCAGTATTGTTAACCATGTGAATAGGAGTAATTCCTTGCCCACTTATAGTTATAAGCATTAAAAAAGGATCACTACTTTCTCTAGCAGTCATCTCTGCAAATAAACTTGGTGACAATGCTCTCATGGCATTTTCTCCCACTGCATAGAGACTCTAAAGTACTCACCACCTATTGGAGATATTGCTGGAGGAGCAATAAACCTATACTCCTCCTCTACTCCAGTGAATTGATCATCATATAAGAATGTTAATGAACCACCAGCAAGTGAAGTGTTAAAAAAATCATAAAGTACTAAGTACTGATCATATTTAATATCTATAACTGCTGTTTGAGTATCTACACCTTTGGTAAATCTTCTTCTAACTTTAGCAGCTCCAACATCGACTGAAGATCTAATACTTGTAGATCCTATCTGAAAACTAAAGCCCTGTTCATTCAGTTTCTTTTGCAACTCTAATGGAAAATTAATTGCCATAACTAAAACCCTTGTCTTCTAAGTCCGTATGTTCTGCTTAGAGATTTATCAAACTTACCTTGCTCGATCCCTTCAACGACTTTTTGACTAATTATAATATCAAGAACCTTGTCACCATTTGGACCTTCGTTCTCTTCTGTTTCAACAGTAGCACTACCATTGTTAATTACATTTACTGTTACGTTTGAACCAAGTCCACTTCCATTGATTCCGAGCTTACCACCCTTACCTCTAGATAATGGTACGATTGCTTCTGGCCCTGCTTCTCCCATGAGACCAGTTCTTCCACCAGACATACCAAATGTTGTTGGCCCATTTACAACTCCACCTGTTGCAAAAGGGATTAGGTTTCCATTATTAAAACCACCACCTTTTGCGAATCCAGCACTAGGAGTTTGAGCAATAGTTGATCCACCAATTGGACCACCACCACCCGATAGGCTTGCATTTCCAGCCAAGGCCCCAAACAACCCCTTTGCCAGTGGAGCAGTAATTGATTGCCTAACAGCGATCCTCAAAAGATCCTCAAGTATAGAATCAACTAATGAGCTAAATTCAAACTTACCAGTTTTTACAAACTCTACTATCTGATCTTCTAAACCTTTAAACGTGTTAGAGACCATTCCTGAAATGTTTTCAGCTAGTGTTCCTGCTGACTTTATATATTCTTCAGTTCCATCTTTCATTGCTGATACGAGGCTGAATGTTCCTTCTTTTGTATCTTCTAATTCTTCTCTTAATTTAGTAATAGATTTATTGTATTGATCAATTGAAATCTTACCTTCATTAAACGAATCGGTAAGCTTTGCTTCTTCGAGAGCAAGAACTGCTTCTCTATAGTCTTCGAGTTCTATAGTTCCTTCTGCCAATTGCTTATTGAAAAACTGAAGATTCTTAACTACTTCTTTATCAGCAAGTCCACCAGTACCAGTGCCTTTTGAGGTTTTCTTTTGAATCAAATCAAGAAGCTTCGCTTGTTCAGTTATGTTTCTAATTACATCTTCTTGTTCACTTGAAACATCTTTAAGAAGTCTAATGTCACTAACAGCTTTTTCTGGAGTAGCATCTCTCCCAAAGAAAGCTCTCTTTAATGTTGCTAAAACAGAAGTATCTACAGTAGTTCTTTTTGCTAAAACTTCTTGCTGTTTAATAAGTTGATCAAGTCTTTTTTGAGCATCTTCTACAGTCTTTATAGATTCAGCAAAGCTTGGAATATTCTTAGCGGCTACACCAGCTCCTACAATACCACCAGCTATTAGTCCGACTAAACCACCTCTTGCTCCTAACTTCGCTAGACCAGCAGCTGACGCTAATCCCCCAGCTGTTGCTATTACTTCTGCAAGCTTTGTAACTTGTTTTGTTAAAGTTATAATTGTTCCAGCTGCTAACAGGCCAGTGGCCGCTGCTGCTATTTCGTCTAGATTTTCTACTATTGCTTCAGCACCTTTAAAGAAATTACCAGATAGATCAAACTCTTTATTAAGTCTGTTCATCTCTAGTCTAAGTTCATTAAGTACTTTTGTTACACCTTGTTCAAATGTTGGCCTTAGTCTGTCGGCCTGTTCATTTAAACTTTTAAAATTTTCAAATAAAACTGAAAGAGCAACGTCAGAAGTAATCTTTCCTGCTTCTCCAAGCTTGATTAGTTCACCTCTAGTTGAACCAAGTTTATCTGCTAAGAGCCCACCAATAATAGAGTTGGCCTCAAGTACTGACCTCAGTTCCTGTCCTCTTAACTCACCTTGAGCTAAACCTTGAGTAAACTGTATAAGAGCAGAGTTTGTTTCAGCTGTACTTGCACCAGACAATCTAAATGTTTGTTGAAGAGCTTGAGTAACTGTTAATAGTTGCTGAGTGTTTAGACCTAAATCTTTTACGTTAATAGAGACTCTGTTGTATGCCTCACCAAGACCCACTAAGTCGCCTCTAGTGTCGTTAGCAACTACATTGAGCTGCTCTAATACCTCAACTCCTGTCTCACCTTCGTTTGCAAAAACAGTAAGCCTATCTTCCAGCAATTGAATTTCATCTGAAAAACGAGCAACTTCTCTAACTCCAAGAGCTGCGATAAAAGCATTAAAAGTATTTCTTAAGGCCAACAAAGTTTTAGATGTTTCCTTGCTGCTTTTTTGAACTCTCTTAAGAGACCTATTCGTTTTATCTAAGGCTTGAGCCACTTTTTTTAATTCAGCTGTTCCTTTTTCACTTGCTCTTACTTCGAGATTATACCTTTTAGTCCGTGGTGCCATTTGACTCTTCCTTGAATGCAGATTCCAACACTCTTATGCAGTGCAGGAATAGATCAAAATCTTCTATCTTATTAATTGTAGCAAACTGATGTATTGTAGTCCACGGTATTACTCCGTTGAAATTAACATCAGTTTGCAACTCAAAGAAAGACTCTATTATATAAGCGTGATGAGTAACATCTGGTGGAAGACTTTCATCCTTGAGGAGACCTTGCTTTTTAAGGTGCTCGTAGAATCCATCCTCCATCTTTGAGTAAGCTTTATACCAAATCGCCCACTCTTTTAATCGTTTCCCAAATCTACTTTGAAATTATTAATGTTTCTTGAGAAAAGAACTAACTGGTCAAGAATGTCTGGCAACTCACATAGCATATCCACTAGATCATTTGCGTTAAACTCAGCCTTTTCACCATCTAAAGTTACTCCGTCCCAG